TGAAAATAGGTTTAGCAGGTACAATGTCTGTAGGTAAAACTACATTGGTTAAAGCATTATTAGAATTAGATGAGTTTAAGGATTATACTGGGTGTGTTGAACGATCTAAATACTTGAGTGATTTAGGTATCCCATTAAATACTGACTCTAGTGTTAAAGGTCAGTTGGTTTTCATTGCTGAGCGTGCGAGTGAATTATTTAATGATAATCTATTAACTGACAGAACAGTATATGATGTTTGCGCATTTACTAAAGAAGCTAGGTCGATTAAGTCTAATGAAAAGGAGATATTATTTGACGCAGCTATGTTGTTGGCTAAGCAATACGATATTATCTTTTATGTATCGCCAGAAGGTGTAGAAATTGAAGATAATGGTATTAGAGAAACTAATGCTGAATATCGGCATAAGATTGATTTATCTATTAAATGGTTTTTAAAAACATATCCTGCTAAACGTGTAGTTGAAATTAAAGGTAGTACTGAGGAGAGAATTGCTATCATATTAAATGAGTTAAAAAAATAATAATATTTATAATAGACAATTTCTATTCAAAAAACAAAATAATGGAAGATAAATTAAAAGAAATAATTAATAAAATAGTACGTGAGGAGATCATGGGTGAAGCTACTAAACCAATGACTATTGATTACGCTGATGCTAATAAAGGGGACAAAATAATAAATGTAGATCCTAGTGATAAAGAAACAATAGATGCTATAAAAAAAGACCCAACAGTTAAAGCTGCTACACTTGGAAATACATCAATTAAAGAAATGGCTCGTGCTGCTGAAGTAAAATACTCACTGAAACCAGATTTTCGTGGTGAATTAGAAAGTGTACAAGGTAAATTATCAAAATCAGAATTTAGAAGTTTAGTTGATATAGTTAAAGTATTAAAAGATAAAGGCGAAGCATTAACAGCTACAGATATTTTAAAGTTTCATAACGAAGCTAATCCTGATCGTCAATATGCATCACAACAATCTTTTATTCGTCCACTAGTAATTGGTGCGATTGGAAAGAAAAAAATATCATATGATGAACTGCCGTTTAGTGCCTCACAAAAAGATGTGTCAACAGGATTTGAAAAAGCAACTGGTGTGGTTACTCCATCTCAAGACCGCGGTTCAAAATTCGGTCGTGATATTGAGTATACTGCTGCTACTCAAGCTAATCCAGATTACATGCTTCCTGCAGATCGCGCAGCATTAGCTGCTAAAACATTAGATTACAAACGTGCTCGTGAAGCTTATCGTAAGGCTGATAACGCTGCTGGAAAACAACAATATGTTGATAAAATGCAATCTATGGTAGCTAACGATGATGAATTAGGACAAGAAATTGCTCAACAATATGCTGATGGATTAATTCAAACACAAGATCCAGTTACTTTAGAATTAGCTAAAAAATTCCGTATCACTAAAAAGAAATACGGTATACCTAAAATTTCTGATAAAGAAACTAGAGATGCTGCCGCTATCGTTGGCGCTGAAGACGCTGAAGCAGAAGTATAAGATTTTTCATAATAATGTTTGTTTATTTAGAGAGTCCGCTTTTAGCGGACTTTTCTTTTTCTATATATTTATATACAAAAATATATTATGACAAGAAACGAAGCATTATATAACGCTAAATTAGCAGTGTTAGCTTATTCCAACCAAGATCAAATCATATGGGATGATTATGGATTAGAATTAGTAAAATGGATCGAACATAAAAAATCAGACACACAAGGATTTGTAGCAGTAAAAGATAAAACTATATATGTTGTGTGGAGAGGCAGCGAATCAAAGAAGGATTTTCAAAACGATGCTTCAATTGATAAAGTACCATTTATAAACGAAGGTGAGAAAGTACATATTGGATTCAAGAGTTCCTGGGAATCAGTAGTAGGTGATACATATGATGCAATCGATACTGCATTAGAAAATCTACAAGGTGAAGCTACAGATATTGTAGTTTGTGGGCATAGTTTAGGTGGAGCAGTAGCAACATTGTATGCACACTCAATTAAAAAACATTACCCACATTATAACGTTAAATCAACAACTATTGGTAGTCCTAGAGTTGGTAATAAAGTATTCAAAGAAAATTACGATAATAGTGGTATAGATACTCTACGAATCGTACATAAAAACGATTTAGTAACTCATGTACCATATATTAGATTTCATCACGTAAACTACCAAGTAAGATTAGATACAGATGGTAATATATTAAAAAAAGAATCATCATTAAGATCACTTTGGTTATATCTTAAAGCATTATTTTCAGGCAAAACTGTCAAAGACCATATGGGTGATGGATATTTAAAAGCATTAGAAAACTGGATTAAATGAGCGAACAAAGTATAAAGGATATAATGCGGCAGGAGTATGTTAAATGTTTAACAGATCCTATCCACTTTATGCGTAAGTACTGTATGGTACAACACCCAACTAGGGGACGTGTAAATTTTAATCTATACCCATTTCAAGAGCAAGTATTGAAGTTATGGTTAAAGAATGATTATACAATCATTAATAAATCACGTCAATTAGGTATATCAACGTTAGCTGCTGGTTTTTCATTATGGACAATGTTGTTTCATAAAGATAAAACAGTATTATGTATTGCAACTAAGCAATCAACAGCTGTAAACATGGTAGATAAGGTACAATTTATGTACCAACAATTACCAGCTTGGCTTAAAGGTAAAGAAAAACCCGATTCAAATAACAAATTATCATTAAAATTATCTAATGGATCCCAAATCGTTGCATCATCAGCTGCTTCCGATGCTGGTCGTTCATACGCTGTATCGTTACTACTAATTGATGAGGCTGCATTTATTGACGGGATTGATCGGATCTATACCGCAATTAAACCTACAATTTCATCTGGTGGTGGATGCATAGCATTATCATCTCCAAATGGTATTGGTAACTGGTTCCATAAAACTTGGGTTGGTGCTATCAATAACGAAAATTCATTTTTACCAATCAAATTACCTTGGGATGTACATCCTGAACGTGATGCTCAATGGTTCGAGAATGAAAAGGCAAATATGGGCACTCAAGAAATTGCCCAAGAATATGAATGTGACTTTTTAGCTTCTGGTAATAACGTTGTAACAAACGATATTCTAGAATACTATGAGCAGAATCACATTATGGATCCTGTTGAAAGACGTGGTATGGGTGGTGATTATTGGATTTGGGAATATCCAGATCCGTCTGAAACATATGTTGTATGTGCTGACGTTGCTCGTGGTGACGGAAGTGATTATTCAACATTTCATATTATAGCAACTAAAGCATATAAACAAGTAGCTGAATTTAAATCTAAAATTGGTACTCGTGAATTTGCAAATAATTTAATTACAGCCGCTATTGAATATAATTCAGCATTATTAGTAATTGAAAATGCAAATATTGGATGGGACGTTATTAATTCAATTATTGAACGTGGTTATTCAAATTTGTATCACTCTCCTAAAGGTGGTGATATGTCGATTGATAATTTTGTGTACAAGATGGAAAATGATCAGACCGTTCCTGGATTGACTAACTCATCTAAAACACGCCCATTATTTATTTCTAAATTAGAATCTTCATTACGCGATAAGCAATTTGTATTTTATTCTAAACGCCAATTAGAAGAACTAAGAACATTTATTTGGGATCATGGCAAAGCACAAGCCCAAGGAGGATATAATGACGATTTAACAATGGCATTATCATTTGGTTTATATATTAGAGATACAGCATTAGTATATCACCAAAATGGACTAGAAATGACTAAAGCATCACTAAATGGAATCAATATAGCATCTTCAGGTATTAGTTCAGGAACTTATATGAGTGATAATCCTTGGCAAATGAGAGACACTCATGGCAATACAGAATCATTAAATTGGCTCCTTTAAATTTCTTTATTATGTTTGTATATTTATAACATATACTACATATTGAGTAACACAAAATAATATGGCAATAGATACTAGTCTATTCGGACGACTAAGAAGATTATTCTCCACTGATGTAATAATTAGAAATGTAGGAGGTAATCAATTACGTACGATTGATGTTGACCGACTACAGACTTACGGTAATATTCAAACCAATTCATTAATAGATAGATTCAATCGGATTCATGCTGGCAATTCAAAATTGTCATATACTCCATTAATGAATTACCAAACATTACGTACTTCACTTTACACGGACTATGAGGCAATGGATACAGATGCTATCATTGCTTCAGCGTTAGATATCATAGCTGATGAAGCTACTCTAAAAAACGAGCAGGGTGAAGTACTACATATAAAATCTCCAAACGAGAAAACACAACGTGTACTTTATAATTTATTTTATGAAGTTCTAAACGTAGAATTTAATCTATGGTCATGGATTAGAACGATGTGTAAGTATGGTGATTTTTATTTGCATTTAGATATTGCAGAAAAATTTGGTGTGTATAATGCACTCCCATTTTCTGTATATGATGTGCAACGCGAAGAAGGATCTAATCCAAACAATCCATCATATGTGCGTTTTAAGATTAACTTAAATCAATCATACGGATACGCTACAAACACAAATAAAGATGATTATTTTGAAAATTACGAAATAGCTCACTTTAGATTAATATCAGACCCATCATATTTGCCTTATGGCCGTTCATATCTTGAACCAGGTCGTAAAATATTCAAGCAATTAACTTTAATGGAAGATGCGATGTTGATACATCGTATTATGCGTGCACCTGAAAAACGTATTTTCTATACAAACATTGGAAATATAGCTCCAAATGAAGTAGATGGATACATGGAGAAAATGAAGCAACGTATTAAGAAAACTCCATATATTGATCCTCAAACAGGCGATTATAACTTAAAGTACAATATGATGAATTTAACTGAAGATTTCTATCTTCCAGTTAGAGGAAATGATACAACTACTAAAATCGATACTTTAAAAGGATTAGAGTATACAGCAATCGAAGACGTATCTTACTTACGTGATAAATTATTTGCTGCACTACGCGTTCCAAAAGCGTTCTTAGGATACGAAAAAGATTTAACTGGTAAAGCTACTTTAGCATCTGAAGATATTCGTTTTGCTCGTACAATAGAACGTGTACAACGTATTGTTGTATCTGAATTAACTAAAATCGCTTTAGTTCACTTATACACTCAAGGATTTGATGATGCTGAATTAACGAATTTTGAATTATCGTTAACTACTCCATCTATCATTTATGAGCAAGAAAAAATTGCTCTATGGAAGGAAAAAGTTGAATTAGCTGGAAATATAATGGATAAATCATTATTACCTACTGATTGGATTTACCAAAACATATTCCACTTCTCAGAAGATCAATACGCTGAGTTCCGTAACCAAACAATTGAAGATAAAAAACGTTCATTCCGTATTTCACAAATTGAAAATGAAGGTAATGATCCAGTTGATTCAGGTACATCATTTGGTACGCCACATGATTTAGCATCATTATACGGTAAAGGCCGTTATGGCGAGGTACCTATTGGATACGATGAAAAAGAAGCAGGACGCCCTGAAGAAAAAGTATCTGATTATGGAACACAAAATCATGCATTAGGTAAAGATCCAATCGGCGCTAAAGGTATGCACGAGCCATTAAAAGCAGCTGCAGGTACTGGTGCTACTTGGACGTTAGAGAATGCTAGAGTTGAATACTTAAAAAACAAAAAAATGTTAGAAAGTATAAACGTAAAGAAAACCAACGTATTCGAAGAGCCTTCCATACTAAATGAATCAAATATTCAAGATATATAAACTAATCGATATTTATAACAGAGTAATACTAAGACATGTCTAAATTAAAAAATTCTAAATACAAAAACACTGGCATATTATTTGAGCTATTAGTGCGCCAAATTGCTAGTGATATTTTGTCTAATAAAGAACCACACGCGGCTACTTTAGTTAAAAAATATTTTTCAAATACGGAAATAGCTAAAGAACACAAATTATATCAAACATTAATTAATGTACAATCATTAGCCGAATCAAAAGCAGATAGCTTAGTTGAAACTATCTTAAAATTATCTGAAAAATTAAATAAAACTGCATTACGTAAGGAAAAATATAACTTGATTAAAGACATCAAGGAAAATTATAACTTAGAAGATTTTTTTAAAGCTAAGATTCAAAACTATAAAATTAATGCTGCCATTTTTAATTTAATGGAAGCACATACTTCAGCTGAATTTACTGATCCTAAAATCGTTATTGATAACCGAGTAACTTTACTTGAGTTTTTAACTAATAAATCAATAGATAAAGCAGTAGTAAAGGATCAAGTGATGGAAGAATACGCTAAGCAAGATAAAAGCACACGTATGATGATCTATAAAATGGTAGTTGAAAACTTCAACTCAAAATATACAGATCTACTACCAGAACAAAAAACATTATTGTCTGAATTCATTAAGAACATATCCAATACTGTATCATTAAAAGAATACGTTAATAATCAAATTCAAAACGTTAAGTTAGAATTAGAAGTATTAACATCTAAAATTACAGATAAAAAAATACAAATCAAATTATCAGAAGTAAATAATATACTAAATATGATCCCTAAATCGGAAAATATATCTGATGATGATGTATTGAATTTAATGAATTATTACGAATTATTACACGAGTTAAGAACAGCATAATGGAAAAATTACGTGAATTGATACGTCAAGCAATAGCTGAAATTTTAGATGAAGAAAATGCTACATCTGGAGGAGAAGCATACATGACTAAATTTGCATTTTCTAAAGGTGGTAAAAACAGAGCCACTAAAACAGCTGAAAAATTAGGATATAAAGTAGTAGGTAAAGTACCTAAATCAGGTAAAACATTCGAATTCGTTAAATACGAAGGACAAGATCCGATTAATGAAGTATCATATCGTTCATTTAATAAAACAATATCAGAAGTTACTCCTGAACGTAAAATTTCAAAAGCAATATTAGGTATTAAAAAACGTTTACGTGAAGTTAATCAAATCGTTGATTACAGTATTCGTTTACGTAACGAAAATAGCCTAACCACTGAAAATTATTTAACTAATTCCATTCGTGGATTAGAAGAAATATCAACACGATTAACTGAATTAGACAAGAAAATTAAAAATTTAAAAGAATAATGAAAAGCATATTCGATCAATATAAAGCATTAAATGAAGGAACATTGGGTCAAGCTCAATTTTTGCGTAATGTAAAAATGGCATTACCTAAATTTATTTCTAATACAACATCATTTGGTGATGCTGTTAAAATCTTAAAAAACAAAGGTATCATTACTGAAGAAAAATCATCTCCAATGGAGTATGGTATGCCAAATGAGTGGTGCAATCCTCAAGAATATAATTTAGGAATGCGCTATGAATTAGATAAAGGTACTGAAGAATTAAAAGCTGATAAGATCGTTTGTAAAAACTTAAAAGATAATGCTGCTTATTATTCTCAACTTCATTTAGCTGGATATGATGAATCAGCAATGAAAGTTGATCGTAAAAAACGTACTGATTTACCTATTGAAGTTAAAAAAGATAACTTTGTAGACGCTGCAAACGGTGTTAAAAAAGTTAAAATGGATAAATTGACTGAAGATGAAATGATCATTTTAGTTGGTCGTATCTTGAATGAAAGATCTAATGGATAAGCAATTATTAATAGAAACAGCCTTATTTACCGCTACTCCTCAATCATTGAAGGAGTCGATGATGAATCCAAACGGTAAAATGTTTGTAGAAGGATTAATACAAATGGCTGAAACCAAAAATGGTAATGGACGTGTTTATCCATATGAAGTATTAAAGCGTGAAGCTGATAAATACCTACAAGGACCAGTTAAAGAACGTCGTGCATTAGGTGAATTAGACCATCCAGATTCTCCAATCATTAACTTAAAAAATGTATCACACAACATTGTAAGTTTATATTGGAAGGGGCGCGAACTTCATGGTAAAATTGAAATATTACCTACACCATCGGGCAATATATTGAAAGAATTATTTAATAACAATATCACCGTAGGTATCTCGTCTCGTGGAATGGGCTCTGTACGTCAAATTGGTGAAACAATTGAGGTACAAGACGATTTTGAATTAATGTGTTGGGATTTTGTTTCAACTCCATCTACACCAGGTGCGTATATGGAAGTAGTAAATGAATCTATTTCATATTCAAAACCATCAAAAGACTATTCTAAAATAGATAGCTTAATTACTGAAATTATTTGTAACCGCACAGGATTCTGTACCTGTGATTTTGATAATATATAATGAACTTAGAACAAATCGTAAAAGAAACTGTAGCTAAAATTGTTGCTGAAAAAGAATTAACAGCTGCTGAAGAAAAAAAACGTGAAGAGATTGTTAAAGCAATGAAGAAGGATTTTAAAGGTCCTGCTCCTGCTATGTATGCAATTGCAACTGATAAAGCTAAAAAATTAGCTGAAGAAGAAGACCACGAAGTATCGATGGCACAACGTTCATTAAATTCAATTCTTCGTTCAGCAATGGAATTGAAAGCTAAAATTGGTAATCAAGAAATTAACATTCCAGCTTGGATACAAGATCATATTACCAATTCAGAAAACTTTATCGATCAAGCATCTCAAGGATATCACGAATATAGTAATGGTGGTGAGCATGGAGAAATGGATGAAGCTAATTTAGGACATAACGAAACATCTAGTATTGAACAAGAAGGTCGTTTCTGGATTGTTACGTACAGCACAGCAGATGGTACTAAAGAAAAATCATTTGAATCTGAAGACGAAGCAAGAAAATTCTATAACGGATTAGACGAAGCATTTCAACCAAAATCATCATTTGATGATTATTCAATCGGAGACAACGTTACAGTAGCAGGTAAAAAAGCAAAAATCACATCTATGAAAATGGATGATGAAACTGGCGAACGTAGAGCTCGAGTTAGATTTGAAGATAATTCAGTTAAGGATGTAAATATCAATTCATTAGATGAAGCACAAGAATCAAATGATGATAAAATAGCAAAATACGAAAAGTATACTTATACTTTAGACGGTGAGACGGTAAAACCAGAAATTACGTTCCTTAATAACATCCTTAAAGCTATGTTAGGTAATAAAATATATAACATAGGTGCTCCAGAAAACGGTAAAGTAGAATTAACACCGGAATCAGGTAAAAAAGGAACATACAGTGAATCAAAAGAATTAGACGAATGGACAATCAGCAGATGGCAACATTACGCTGGAATTAAATAATTCCGACCCCACTATAGTCTCAGTATTATAGTTCTGGTGCCTTTTCTGCAAAGAGAAGGCACTTTTTTTCGCTTTAAATATATCCACATATATTTATGGCAGACTCAAATATACCATGTCTATATGGTATCACAAAAACAAGTACAACCCCCATTAAGATTCATAATAATCTTATTTCCAAAAACAAAATTAAGGATAAAATGAGTAACACAAAGCAAATTTTAAAAGATGCTATTGCTGATGCTAAAGCCGTTCGTGAAACTGCTCTTGCTAATGCTAAACTTGCTCTTGAAGAAGCTTTCACTCCACAATTACAATCTATGTTAGCTGCAAAGTTAAACGAGATGGAGGAAGAAGACGAAGACAAGATGGAAGAAGCTAAAAAAGCAGACGATCAAATGGAAGAAACTCTTGACTTAGAAGCATTATTAGCTGAGGCTGATGATGAAGAAGAAAAAGAAGCAGAAGAAAAAGCATCTGAAGAAGCACCTGAAGCAGGTGAAGAAAAAGAAGGCGAAAAAGAAGAAGATAAAGATATCACTGAAATGTCGCCTGAAGAAGTTGAAGAATATATTCGCCAAATTGCGGCTGAAGAATTCGAAAAATTAGAAACTGAACAAGGCGAGGAAATTCCTGGCAAAGACGGTGGAGAAGAAATCGATTTAGATGCTGAATTAGGAGCTGATGCTGCCGGTGAAGAAGAAGAAATCAACTTAGACGAAATGATCGACGAAATGTATGATGATAAAGACGAAGATAAAATGGATGAAAATGACATTAATATCGACGAATTATTAGCTGAATTCGGTCTATCAGAAGAAGAAGAAGTAGAAGAAGGATATGGCAAAGACGAAGATGATTCTAAATCTAAAATGGAAGAAGAATTAGCTCAAGCTTTAGCTACAATCGATGAACTTCGTTCTTCAATTCAAGAAGTTAATTTGCTAAACGCAAAATTACTTTACATGAATAAAGTATTCAAAGGTACTAACTTAACTGAATCACAAAAGATCGACGTAGTTAAAACTTTTGACAAAGCTGAATCAGCGAAAGAAGCTAAATTGGTTTACGAATCAATAATTACTTCATTCTCTAAGAAAGCTGAAACAAAATCTGCGATTAAAGAATCAGTTGGTTTTGCTTCAAAAGCAGTAGGAATGATTACTAATAGCGGTGCTAAAGTAATCGAAACTGATGCTCAATACAACCGTTGGGAAAAATTAGCCTTCGGTAAATAATTTTAAAAAATTTAATTTAAAAAAAATGAACGTACAAAGTCTTTTAGAAAGCGCAAATCCGTTCCAAGATCGTCAAGCAGAAGCTGGCAAATTAGTTGGAAAATGGGAAAAAACAGGTTTATTGAAAAACCTTAACAGTGAGTATGACCGCAATAATATGGCGGTAATTTTGGAAAACCAAGCTAAAGCATTGGTTCAAGAAGCAAACGTAACTGGTGGTACTACTTCTATGTCAGGTGGGTCTGGCGAGAACTGGGCTGGTGTTGCTTTGCCTTTAGTTCGCCGTGTATTCGGTGAAATCGTTGCTAAAGAATTCGTTTCTGTACAACCAATGTCTTTACCTTCAGGTCTAGTATTCTATTTGGATTTCAAATATTCAAACTTAGGAATGGCATCTACAGCTGGTAAAGCTGGTTTTGGAACTGCTTCTTTATATGGTAATCAAGCAGAAAATCATCCAAACGTTAAAAACTTAGACGTAGCTGGTGGTTTATATGGTGAGGGACGTTTCGGATATTCAATCAATACTACTGCATCTGCAGGTATTGCTGGTACTTCTGGATCAACTTCTATTGCTACATTTAATTATAACTCAGCTGCTTCATCTTCAATTGGATCTTCAGCTCGTACAATTACTTTAGGTTCAGGTTCATTAGTTGGTTTAGATGATAACGCGGTTAAAGCTATTGAAATTTCTTCAGGCTCAGGTGCTGGTTCAGTATCAGCTGCTAACGTAATCAATGAATTTACTACTTTGAATGCTAACGGTACAATTACTTTAGTTGTTTCTGGTTCAGTAGTTGGTCTTGGTAGCCAAAACTACTCAGTAACTTACCCTAAAGCAACTACTGTAGATGCTCGTGGTGATTTTGAAGATGCTTCAGGTGCTGGTTATCCAAACTCTGAGTCTTCTTCTCAAATAGCTATCCCTTCAATTGATATTAAATTGAAATCAGAAGCTATCGTTGCTAAGACTCGTAAATTGAAAGCACAATGGACACCAGAATTCTCTCAAGATTTGAACGCATACCACTCGGTAGATGCTGAATCTGAAGTTACTTCTATGTTGTCTAACTACATTGCAATGGAAGTTGACTTAGAATTGTTATCTATGTTGATCGACAATGCTGCAACTACTGGTTACTGGTCAGCTGCTAACAATACATTCTGGAACGGTTCAGGTTTCACAACTGTATCTGCTAACTCAGCTTCAGGTAATATCTCAGGATACTACAACTCTCAAGGCGAATGGTTCCAAACTATCGGAACTGTATTGCAACAAGTTTCTAACAAAATTCACCAAAAGACATTGCGTGGTGGTGCTAACTTCTTAGTTTGTTCTCCAGCAGTTGCTACAGTATTAGAATCTATTCCAGGATTTGCTACTGACGGTGATGGTGAGAAATCAGAATTCGGATTTGGTATCCAGAAAATCGGTTCATTAAATTCTCGTTACAAAGTTTACAAGAATCCATACTTGACTTCTAACCAAATCTTGATGGGTTATAAAGGATCTCAATTCCTTGAAACTGGTGCTGTTTATGCTCCATACATTCCATTGATCATGACTCCATTAGTTTACGATCCAGAAACATTTACTCCACGTAAAGGTTTGATGACTCGTTACGCTAAGAAAATGGTTCGTCCTGAATTCTACGGTAAGGTGTTTGTACACGGATTAGAAACATTAGGATTTTAATATTTCTAATTTTTAGAATAAAAGAATGGCCGACGCAAAACGTCGGCCTTCTTTAACTCTAAAACAAATAATAATTATCAAATATATTCTTCAACTAATTGAAATAATTGTTTATTAATTTCAATATCTTCTTTTATATTATTAACACCTAATAATGGTTTACCTTGTAGATTAATTAATATATTATTTTTGGTTAATCCTTCTTGAACGCGATTATACACAGTGTATAAATCATTATCAGCATCTTCTTTACGACGAACATCTAATAATTGATTAATAATATGACGCTCAACATCATCACCAAAACGTAAACGAGCAGCACGTTCAGCTAAATCATTCATCTCATCTTCATTTAAATCAACATTAGCCATTTGATTTAACTTTTTCATAAATTCATTAACATTATTTACAGTTGATTGAATAATATTAGGTAGATTATCGAATGAGCGTTTAGTATGTGATATATTGTTTTCCCACGCGGTATCCATCGCCCACATTCCATTACTGCATACTTGACGATATACTCCTAAATCTATATTGAGTGGTGAACTGCCGCATACTTTATTAGAGATTAATAACTGCGATTTACCTTCATTATTTGATTTAACGTTCAGATTCAGATCAGGATGTGTTAGTTTAATAAAATGTTGATTTACTTGGCCATTCTTACCTTTGCGTTTTTCAGCTACACCGTCAATATTCCATCCTGAATCCATTAATGGGTTTAAAATATCTTGTGTATTAATAGTATATGGTTTACTTTTAATTAGTTGATCATCTCTAAAATTTAGATGCATGGACGGAGCAAAAGCTAATGCTTTATCAAATGAATTTACTGGAATAAAATTGTGTCGCATATTATAGTTATTTATTGTTTTTCTTCTTCTTCAAATGTATAAAATACTTTATCTTTATAAAACGAAAAATACATTTTAAAATCTTTATCGCAATCTCTATTTTTAGAAAAATAAATAGTACGCTGTAATCTATCTCTAGAACGTTCAATATGCGCCATCGAATCAGTCATGTGTTTGATTCTGTTTGATCCAACAAAATCATCTCCTTTAGTTACTTGTTGTACATTAATAAATGATGTATAATAACTACCCTGATTATTACCCTTTTTAATACGATCTTCTAAACCTAATAACCAACGTTCAGCAAAATATTCAGTTGTTTTATATTGTTCTTTATACATTCCAACCAATTCAGCTAACGAGTCAACAACTACTACATCCCAACCTTGATCGAATGTGTATTCGATTGTTGATTTAATATTTGTAGCATAATTTTTAGCAAATAATACAGGAATATTTTCAAATTGAGGTAATCGCTTACAGTACTTATAATAACCAATTTCATCCATTTCAGCAGATACAAATAAACATTTATATCCTTGATTAATCAATTTAGAAATCATATCTAATGCTATAGTTGTTTTACCAGTACCTGGCCCACCAACAATAACCATATTAACAGCAGGCATTATACCACCATCAGTAGATAAAATCATATCTAGTTCTGATTCTGTTTTTAATGGTTCAAATAATGTATTACTGAAATTTAATTGTTTGTTATAAACAATTTTAATTGATTGTGGATCGAATGTTTCAACCACGTCTCTTTCTTTAGCCGGACGGCCTCTTTTAATTTGATTATTCATAATATTATTTGTTTTTAGTTATAAATTAAAGATAATTGGGAAATAAATTAATTTCAACAATATTTTAAATTATATTTTTATATTATGAATATAATTAGGAAATGTTATTTTTTTATATTTATTGCTGATAACTAAAATAAGTTTTATGGCTTCAAATCACCACACGGATCCAATGTTTACTGAAAAACGTAAACCGAAAAGTCCAATTAAGTTCCAACTTCAATTAAATGAAGAACAAAAAGAAACAAAAGCAAAAATTCTAGAAAATGATATAACAATCATTACAGGGCAGGCAGGAAGCGGTAAGACATTAGTAGCAGTCCAAACAGCATTGGATCAGCTATTTAACAAGGAAGTTGAAAAAATTATTATAGCAAGACCAGTAGTAACAGCTAAAGAAGAAATTGGCTTTTTACCTGGCGGAATTAAAGAGAAATTAGATCCATTTGTTGCTCCAATATACGATAATGCATATCGTTTATACGATAAAGTAAAGGTGGATAAGTATTTTGAAGAGGGGGATATTGAAATCGTTCCATTCGCATTTATGCGTGGACGTAACTTTTCAAATGCATTTATTATTGTAGACGAGGCACAAAACGTTACTGATTCCCAAATGGAAATGGTAATATCTCGTTTATGTAAAGGAAGTAAAATGGTGATTGTAGGCGATACTACTCAGATAGATCTAAAATCTAAAAAAGATTCTGGTATGTATTTTCTATCAAAGCAAGTAGCAGGATCTGTAAAAGGAGTAGCTGCTATTACATTAAAAACAAATCATAGACATCCAATTGTGGAGTCAGTTTTAAATATGTATAAAGAATTAAGAGATTTATAGTATAGTGTACTAAGTCAATATTTATAACAAACACTACATATCTGATTAATGGCTAACATAGCAATATATACTGGTTCAACTTTTTTTACTACTGGATCTACTCCGTTTGGTTTTTATGATGCCGATTCTACATTTAGAACCGATGCTGATAAAGTAGTAAAGTGGTGTGCACAACGTTTAGGATATCCAATCGAAAATATTGAATTACAAGATATTCAATTCTATGCTGCATTCGAAGAAGCAGTTACAATATACGGAAACGAAGTATATCAATGGAAAATTAGAGAAAATTATATTTCGATGGAAGGATCCTCAACTGGATCTGCTCTAAATAACCAAGTAATCACTCCTAATTTATCATCTACAATCAAAATTGCTTCAACATACGGTTCTGAAGCTGGTGTTGGTGGTACTACAACTTGGTATACAGCCTCAATTCCGATAACAGCAGGTAATCAAAATTACAATTTAAATACTTGGGCGGCACAATCAGCATCATTACAACCAGGCGATTCGATTGAAGTTAAAACAGTATTCCAACAAACACCTCCAGCAATTGTTCGTTATTTTGATCCATATGCTGGTACAGGTACAGGTATACAATCATTACTTGAAACATTTAACTTCGGATCATATTCTCCAGGTATTAACTTTATGTTAATGCCATTGAATTTTGATATGCTAAAATTACAAGCAATCGAATTAAACGACCAAGTTAGAAAATCAGCATATTCGTTTGATTTGATAAACAATCAATTAAGATTATTTCCAATACCAGTAACAGATACTACTTTATTATTTCATTATATTAAGAAATCAGAACGTAATCAATCATTTATAAGTGGATCAGCTACCAATTTGGTTACAAATGTATCTAACGTACCTTACAATAACCCAGTATATTCTCAGATTAACTCAGTAGGTAAAATGTGGGTATTCCAATACACACTAGCATTGGTGAAAGAAATGTTAGCATATGTTCGTGGTAAGTACGGTACCATACCAATCCCAGGATCTGAAGTAACATTAAATCAAGCTGATTTAATTACTGATGCTCGTTCTGAAAAAATAGCATTGTTAGAACAATTACGTGGTACACTAGAAGATTCTTCTAGAACAAAACAATTAGAAAAACGTTCAATGGATGAAGGATTTGTAAACCAAACTTTACAACAAGTTCCATTACCGATTTATATATTTTAATATGAAATTAGTAGATTTACTTTTAGAGGCATTTGAAACTTACTTTATGCAAGCCATAATTAAGGTAGAAAAAGCTAAAGCAAACCAGACCGAAATTTATAATCAAGTTAGAGCAATTAAAGATATTGTTGTAATTAAAGTTATTTCAAATGATAAATTAGAATCATTATCTGATGCTAATTACGATTATGCACTACTTGAAATTAAATTTATTAACGAAGGTACACCTGAAGAGACAATTAGAATGATTAAAGATTCTGCTTTAGGTATTAATGGATTAGTCAAATTTTTCCCACGTGAAAAATCATTAGTCAAAATTAGAAACTACTAATATGGCGTTGTTTGGAGGCTCTAGAGACATATCATTATTTCGTCACATCAATAAAGAATTGATTAATAATATCATCCAGCAATCAGTTGGATATTATACTATTAATCTAGAAAAAACAACATCTAACATATACGGAGAATCATCTAATAAAACATATAATGACCCTATTTTAGTAAATTGTCTAATTGAACGTAATGCTCAAGCATGGACTGAAACTGAATTTGGTACTGATGTTACTCGTGAAATTAATGTACGGTTTTTACGCGATATTCTTGTGGATATTAACTTAGTTCCTCAAGTTGGTGATGTTGTATTATGGCAAGAAAACTATTATGAGTTATCGGGGATTGTTGAAAATCAATTTGTAGTAGGTAAAGATCCAGTATACGCGTATGATGATACTACTGATTTTGGTTCTAGTATTTCAATTATTGTAACTGCTCAGTACATACGTCCTGAAAAGTTAGGTTTATCTAAAGAACGATTATAATGGCTAGAGATTTAAAACCACTTCCTAAAAACCAATCACAAGTCGTTCAAGAAGCGTTTGTTCCTTATATCAATACGATAAGTAAAACACCTACTGATACTGTATTTTCTAAAAATAGAGGTAGAGAAATATCTTTTAAAGATAAAACAATAAAAGACTTTTCAGTATCATTAAAAGATCATGATGAAGTAATTAAGTATTATTTTGAAAATACAATTAAACCATCAGTAATACAGAATGGGGAACGAGTAATGGTACCTATCGTTTATGGATCTCCAGAACGATGGAAGTCAGTCCAATCTGATGGAGTTTATCGTGATAAAGATGGTAAAATAATGGCTCCGATTATCATGTACAAACGTGATACGTTGGAAAAAAATCGCTCATTAGGTAATAAATTAGATGGAAATAAAGTACATAATTATCAAGTATTTGAACAACGATTTAATCCTAAAAACCAATACGATAAATTTTCAATTTTAACTAACAGACAACCTTCAAAAGAGGTATACATGTCTGTTATACCTGATTATGTTACTTTAACATATTCATGTGCTATATTTACTGATTATATAGAACAAATTAATCCAATTATTGAAGCTATTAATTTTGCTTCTGACTCGTATTGGGGTGATTTTTCTCGTTTTAAGTTTAGAGCACGAATTGACCAATTCACTAATACAACTGAAGTAAATACTACGGATGGTAGAACCGTTCGTACTAATTTTAATATCGTATTACAAGGATATATTATACCGGATGTTATTAATAAACAAATAGCTAACGCTGATATTTATTACTCGACATCGCAGTTGGTTTTTAATTTTGAAACTACTACAGATGATTTGACCGGTCAAGACATATCTACATTAAGTGCTTTAACTATGGGATCTACAAATTCCACAACTATATTTGAAGGTGGAAGTAATGTAACAATAAATACATCTATTGCATCTGATCAATTAACATATTTAAATAGATCACTTGTAAAAGTAGCAGATTCTGTTACAGTAAATACAGCTACATTTAATGCAGAATTTTTACCTGCTCCATTATCATCAGCATTCCCTCCAACATCTAAAGATAATTTTACTTTCTACATTAATGGTATTTATATACGATTTAGTGTTGTTTCAACATTTGTAGACAACGGAAATGGAACATGTACTGTAACTTTTGATACTAATGCTTTAGGGTATAATTTAGAAACAAGTGACGAAGTTATAGCAATCGGTAAATTCTTATAAGAATGGCATTAGTAAACAGTAAACAACTACGTAAACCAATATCAGGATCTTTTACCGGTTCCTTTGCTGGTGACGGTAGTGGATTAACAAGTGTAGTAGCATTAATAGCACCTCGTATTGCTAGTGGTAGTGCAACTGCATCAATTTCTCCTGTTGATGGATTTGTTGTTAATATTAGTACTTTAATTTCTGGATCACTAACAATTACCGGATCTGTATTTACTAAAGGTACTTTATTTATTACTGGTTCAAATAATAATACATTATTTTTAATTAAAAACAATTCTAATCAAAATATATTCGAAGTAAAACAAAATGGAATAATAAATGTAGCTACACAATCTGTAAATCCATTTACTATTTCTGCTAGTGCTGGTGATATTTATTTCACCTCGTCTTCAATGTATGTGGGTTTAGAATAATTATATATTTATAACGGAATAATACTAAAAAAACAATAAAAAATGGCAGTTTGGAAAAAAGTCATTGTATCAGGTAGTGTAGCTGAACTATCCGCAGTATCAGCAAGTGCCTTTTACGTACAGAATGGTCAATTAATAACAACATCTCCTTCATCAACAATACTATCTGGTTCATTTTCAGGATCATTTAGAGGAAATGGAAGCGGATTAACTAATGTAGCTCTAGACTCAGCTATTACTAATGGTACTGGAGTCTCAGCATTTTCATATAATGGTACTGGTTCAGCTACAGTAGCAGTTTCTGGTTCATCCGCTTTATCTTCAAATAGAATTTCGAAATGGACTGGAGATGCATTTGCAGATACTACTTTAACAGATAATGGAACTGTAGTTTCAGGTGCTAGTTCAATTCAGTTAACTGGAGCTAGTTCACAATTAACCGGTTCATTTACTGGATCGTTTGCTGGTGATGGTGCTAATTTAACTGGCTTAGTTAGTACATTATTCATTAGTGCATCTACTGCAGGTGGAGTTTTATCATCTGGTTCAATCGATCTAAAAACAGAAACATTAAAAATTAATGGTACTGCTAATGAAATCGATACTGATTATAATGATACTACAAATACATTAACTGTTGGTTTACCTAATAGTGTAAGTATTACTACTGATTTAACAGTTGGAGGCAATTTAACTGTAAATGGTGATTTAACTTATTTAAATGTAGCTAATTTAGCAGTTGAAGATAAATTCATATTATTAAATTCTGGCTCAACAAATCCAGACGAAGCTGGTTTAATAGTAGATGAAGGAAATGGTATTGGACACGCATTTGCATTTGATGGTGGTACTACTCGTTGGGGTTTTACAGCATCTTTAAATTCTACAGCAAGTTCTTTCGTTCCAGATGCTTTTGCGGCCGCAGTAGTAACTTCAGACATAGTTGAGTATCAAAAAGTAGGTAATATTAGAGTAGAAAGCGGAGAAATTTATATTTACGTTTAAAATTAAAGATATAGTTACATAAAATCGTTATGGGAATTACAGCAAAGAATGTTAGAGTAAATACTCTTGAGAATAATAATGTTCCAACTTCACCTGATGAAAATAAATTATCAAAGGAGGAGTTGGAACTTTTAATTAATCTAATCAAAAAATCTAGTTTTTTAGGAGAACATATTGAAATTATATATAATTTAGTTCTCAAACTTCAGAATCAATTTCTAGAAGAAACTAGATAAATCGTATATTTATTGTAAATAGTTAATTGTTGGCCCAACGGAAGTAGGCATATATGCTAGGCATAGTATATGTATCTAACCACACTTAACATAAAGTTTACTAAGATATGCCAAATTGGAAAAAACTGATTGTATCCGGATCGGATGCTAGCCTGAATTCACTGAATGTAACCACATTCATAAGCGCTTCCTCATTTAATGGTTCTGGAGCTGGATTAACAGATATAGATACTATTGATAAAGTATTCTATGTTGCCGAAGACGGATCAGATACAAATAATGGTAAATCACTTTCATTCCCATTTCGCACAATTAAAGCAGCTACAATTGCAGCATCTGCTTCAAGAGCTGCTAATCCAGGACTTCCAGTATACAGACAAAGTATTCAAGTTAAGAGTGGATACTATACAGAAATAGCACCTATTACAGTTCCATCAAATGTATCTATATTAGGTGATGATTTAAGATCAGTAGTAGTATCACCAACAACTGCAACATCAGGTTCGAATTTATTCTTAATGAATAATGGAACCTATTGTTACGGATTACGTTTAGAAGGATGCAAAATTGATAATTTAGAAGATCCAAGAAATGGTTTCTTCTTTGCATTTGCTCCAAGTGCATCAATCGTTACTTCACCCTATGTTCAGAACTGTTCTGCTATTGCAACACCAGCAGATAAATTTTATTCTCCATTAGATTCAGGCTCAGCTAATCCATTAATTGGAAACGGTCCAGGTGGTATGATAGTAGATGATTCTGTTTTAGATGGATATTCACCTCTAAAATCAATGATTGTAGATGCATACACACAGGTAGCATTTAACGGAATTGGTATATGTGTTAGAGGTAGAGGATATGCTCAATTAGTATCATTTTTTACTAACTTTTCACGTGTAGGTGTTTATTGCATAGATGGAGGACACGCATCATTACTAAACTCAAATACTACATTTGGTGATTTTGGATTACGATCTAAAGGATTAAGAATGCTAGTTAAACCAGATATAAGTGCTGTAAGTACTTCTATTGATGTTTCGGGTTCATTATTGATTAGTGCAAATAAAGCAAACATTCAAGAATACATGACCCAACAGTTATTAATATCGGGTAGCTATAAAGAAAATTATTATTCTGGTTCAACATATTGTTATAAAGATAGTGGAATAATAGTTGATTCGCTTGCTGATGATTTATTATCACCAGGAGCAGCTCGTATATCTCAATTCACTTCAGGTATGTTTAAAGGACAAGATGTATCATCAGGTAGTATTTTTACTTTACCTATAGCATCTGGTTCTTTATTTACTAAAGGAGCAGTATCTGTTGTTCCTAGAGCATCGAATGCAAGTGGATCATTAATTGGGGATTTTATTTTAGGATGGCAATTTATTAGAAAATATATTGTAGATGATCCGTCAGGTAATTTTTCTACACTTTCAACACCAGCTAGAAATAAAGTCAATCAATTAATGACTGTATTAATAGATACAGTTACTGCAGTTGATGTAAATGGAGCTGGCGCTCAATATTTACAAGAATTTGGTTCATTAATTACATCAACATCGCATGATTTTTCATATGCTGGTGCTGGTGTTAACTTTTTAGCACTACCAATAAATCAAGGGGGTGTTGGAGAAACAAATGTAGCATTACGTATTGTAGAAGAAACTGGTGGAAGGGTATTCCATACATCAGGAGATGAAACAGGTGATTTTTATGCGGGTAATGATTTTGTAATTAGACAAGAAACAGGTACAATTGAAGGTAGAACATTCAACAAAGCAATATCAGCACAAATAACACCATTAAACTTAGCATTAGAAGGATAAATAAATAATAAAAATATGGCATTAGCTTTAAATAAATTTCGATTATTAACCAAAAACTTAGTTTCTGGTAGTAATACTATATACCAAGAAAATATAGATGTAGCAACTATTATTTTATCTTGCCAAATTACAAACATAACAAGTTCTATTCAATCTTGTGATGTAGCAATTCAAAAAAGTGGTTCATTATCCCAAATTACCTTATTAAGAAATGCTGTAATACCTGTAGATGAATCTTTAAACCCACTAGCCGGTAAAATTGTATTAGAAAGAAATGATGCATTTGTTATTAAAACATCTGTTAGTGGCAGTTTAGATGTGATATTATCTGTTCTTGAGAACGCAATTAATTAAAAATAATTAAATAATGGCAAAATTAGTAGGTAGAAAACCAGTAGAAATAAAACTTTACGATCAACAAAACGGAAGGGTACCATTATTTGATAGTGCTTCTAAATCATGGATTACTGTAGATAGATCTGTTTTAACATCTGGTAGTGCTTTTATTAGTGGTTCTCAAACATTCATAGGTAATCAAACAGTATCTGGTTCGCTTACAGTCACTCAAGGCATTACAGGTAGTTTATTCGGTACTGCTTCTTATGCTGATAATGCTTGGGCACTCGGAGGTAATACTTTTACTGGTGGTGCAGCAGATAGAGTATTAGGTACATTATCTAATCATCATTTATCAATTTATGCTAGTGGTTCTAGAGTAGCTACATTTACTAATTCTGGTAGCTTATTTATTGCTCCATACCTTCCAGGTATTTTAAATGATGAGAAATTTTTAGTTGATGCGGGTGTAACAACATCACCTGACTTAATACGAGCTTTATCTGATATCAACAGTTATTCTCAAATTAATATTCAAAATTTCAATTCAGGATCATCAGCATCCTCTGATATAATTGCAACTGCCAATAATGGAAGTGAATTTAATCAGTATGTTAATATGGGTATTAATAGTAGCACATTTTCAGGATCTATTGGTGCTGCAAACGATGCTTATTTATATTCTACTGGTAATGATTTACATATTGGTAATGCATCTAACAAGCCAATCCAATTCTTTGCAGGTGGGATCGATACAGATACTAATAGAAAATTACAATTAAATCCAAACAATCTACACCAGATGACTGGTAGTTTAGATGTTAGTGGAAGCATTGTAGCACGTTCATTTACTGGTTCCTTATTTGGAACCGCATCAAATGCTACTACAGCATCTTACTGGTCTGGATCTATTATAAATGCAGCAACTGCTTCATATGTACTCCAAGCCGAATCAGCTTCATATTGGTCTGGTTCAATTATAAATGCTGCTACTGCATCTTATGTTTTACAAGCTATAAGTGCTAGTTATGCTACACTTGCTTTAACTGCATCAAATGCAAATACTGCTAGCTATATTGAAAATGCACAAAGTGCGTCATATTGGTCTGGTTCAATTACAAACGCGGCAACTGCATCATATGTAGAAAATGCTCAGACAGCTAGTTATGTGCAAAATTCACAAACAGCTTCATATGTTTTAAATGCTGTAAGTGCATCATATGCTCAAACTGCATCATCATCTGATGATTTTACAGTAAGAGGTACATTAACTGCTCAAACTATAGTAGCTCAAACTATAACTTCATCGATTGAATTTGTTACTGGTAGTACTAGAAATGGATCATTACTAACCAATACTCACCAATTTACTGGTAGTGTCGGAATAACAGGTTCATTAGGTATAAATGGAGTTGATTATGCTACTATATCAGGTAGTGCATCAACACGATTAACTGCTTTAGAAGTATTTAGTGGATCATATAGTACAGGATCATTTACTGGTTCATTCATTGGACGTGTAACAGGCTCATTCTCAGGTTCATTACATAATTTACAAAATACTGTTTTAGGTCACATTCCGTTCTTTACATCATCGCAAGTACTAGCAGATAGTGTTATACGACAATTAGATAATGGAACTGGAAGTTACAGTATAGTAATTAATCAAGATGATATCACTACTGCGGCTCCTGAAGCATTGTATGTATATCAACCATCTTCAGCATCGTATAACGTAATATCAGGTAAAGGTAATTTAAATAACTACCTACAATTAAACATTCAGAATACCAATACAGGTGAAAATGCATCATCTGATGTAGTTGCTACCGCAAATAATGGTAATGAATCAGTTAATTTTATTAATATGGGTATCAATAGTGAAGGATTTACCGGATCTATTGGTGATGCAAATGATGCATATTTGTACTCTACTGGTAATGAGTTGCATATTGGTAATGCTTCAAACTTTCCAGTTCAATTCTTTGCTGGTGGATTAGATAATAATGCAAATAAAAAATTCCAATTAAATCCAAATAATAGTCATCAAATGACGGGTAGTTTGGATGTAAGCGGAAGTATAGTTGCTCGTTCATTTACTGGATCGTTACAAGGTACTGCTAGTTGGGCTAATAATGCAATAAACACTACTTCTGCTTCATATGCATTAACATCATCATATGTTTTAAATGCACAATCAGCATCATATGTACTACAAGCTGAATCTGCTTCATATTGGTCAGGATCAATTATAAACGCTGCTACTGCTTCTTATGTTAAGAATGCAGAAACTGCTAGTTATATTTTAAATGCTGTTAGTGCATCATATGCTGCAAATGCTGATTTATTAGATGGTAAAGATAGTACTATATTTGCTACTACTGGTTCAAACGTATTTGTTGGAAATCAAATAATAACAGGATCATTTACTGTATCTGGTTCTACTATACAAATTGGAAATACAACATTAACAGGATCAATTACAGTTTCAGGTCCATTACGATTAGATCCGACATTAGATCCTGGCCAAATCAGTAATACATCATCATTTTTATACACCTCAGCATCAAATACTGCTACTGGATATGATTTATATTACAGACAAGGTGAAAATAAGGTCAAATTTAAATGGTTCGAAGGAGTATTAAATACTGGAATATTATATGGTGGTATTTTAACATATTCAGCTAGTAACTTCTATGTATCATCAGGTTCAGGTATTATAGTAAATCATAATGCTACTACAGGTTCAGAAATATCACCAACAATAACTTACGTTAATTGGGCGGCTTCAACACATAGTATTGCCACTCCAAGTGCTCAAAATACATATGTTTTTATTGATGCTGATGGTGATTTACAACAACAAACTTCATTTTTCACCCCAGAACAATACCATGAAGCTTTACCAATAGGTAGAATATCACATTATGGAGCTACAGGTTCATTAGTTACTGGTGTAGGAAATAATATGCTAACAACATATGATGTTCCTCAACAATTAGGAGAATTTACACGTGCGTTTGGTCCATTAAAAGTAAGTGGATTTACAATAACGCCACAAGTTGGAAGTTTAAGTCTTAATATTGGATCCGGAACTGCATTTAATTTAGGTGGATATTATCAAAATTCACCTGATTTACCAAGTACATATAATTCTAATACATATGTAACATCAAGTATCATCAGAATACACCGTTCAGGTTCTGGATTTTTATTCGATAATAATGGAGGAGCATATTATACTACTGTAAATCCATTAGTTTATGATGATGGAGATGGAACGTTAGCTACAGTAGGTAGTGGAAACTGGTCTATTCAACGTGTATTTGTAAACCCAGTAACAGGCAGATCACACGTTTATTATGGACAAGCAATTTATTCTACTTATTTAAATGCTGTTCAATCTGTATCAGTAGATGATTTTGTTGAAAGTGAAGTAACTAAAAACGCATATGTGTTTGCTGGTTATTTAGTAATGAAAGGAGGAGCAGCTAACGATGATTTATCAGTTGGTGATACAACAAATGCTATTATTCAAGCTGGCCTATTTAGAAATTCAGTTGGGGGCTCTGGTGGAGCTGGTGCTGCTGTATCTAACATAAATGATTTATCTGATGTAAATATTACATCTCCATCAAACGGCCAAGCATTAATTTATAATAGTGGAAATTGGGTAAATGGTAACCCAATATCTGCATCATTTGCTCTAACCGCATCCTACATTTCAGGATCAGGTGGTGGAGTTGGTTTTCCATTTAGTGGATCTGCTGTAATAACTGGCTCATTCTTAGTATCATCATCATTTGTTGATTTCACAAAAGCAACGTATGTGACTGGATCATTTACTGGTTCACTACAAGGTACATCATCATTTGCGACAACATCATCACATGCTTTATATGCAGCATATGCGGGTAATTCTCCGGGTTTAACGGTTGCCTTTACTCAATCAGTAGCTGCTACGACTTGGTCATTTACGCATAATCTCAACACGAGAAATCCACTATTACAAGTATACGATTCAACATACCACCAAATAGTACCATTAGAAATTATTGGATCAGATCCAAACCAAGCAACAATTTATTTTGATGCTCCTGAATCTGGATTTGCAATAGCTTCAAATGGTGGTACTTTAACAGTAAATGGATCAACTGCTAGATTAGATCAAACATCAACAGCAGTTACTTGGTCATTCCAACATAATTTAGCTACTAGATATCCAAACTTTATCATATATGATTCAACAGATAATGTAGTTATACCAGCTGGAATACACGCTATAAGCGATATGGAAGCTGAGATTTACTTTGCCTTCCCATCTACTGGTGTAGCAATTGCTAACTTTTCGGGTATAAGTGGATCTATAAATATAGCTACATCATCATTTGCTACAACAGCATCATTTGCTTCGTTTGCTTTAAATGCAACTTCAGCATCACATGCTGTAACAGCATCATATTTGTTAGGCCAATCCCCAACATCATCATATGCTCTAACAGCATCATATGTTGAGTTATCATTAGCAGCAGTTTCAGCATCATATGCTCTAACTTCATCATATGCTGTAAATGCTACTACTGCATCATATGGTAATAACTTTATAGTAGGAAATACACTTACGATTGACCAAACATTAACTGATTACCATACAGTACCATCAAGTATTGTAGGTAGTAATAATATGTTTAATTTAGCAACAGGATCATATTCGTCTGCATTCTTTAAATATACTGTAGCAAATGGTGCTAATGCTCGAACAGGCGAAGTAATGGCTGTTTGGAATGGTGGGTCGATTCAATTCACTGATAATTCAACGGTAGATATTGGTGATACTTCAACAGTAATTGCGGAAGCAGCAATTGCGGCGAGCTCAATTCAATTCAATATTACTACCGCAACTTCCGGGTGGAAGTTAAAGTCACTAGGAACATTTATGTAATTAAATATTTATAGATAAACAATGAGAATACATTCCCCCCAAATTACCGGTTCTGCAGCTAATACAAATATAGTATTAACAACTATAACTTCATCTATATCTGTTTTAAGTGCATCATTTGCTGCTACGGCATCATTTGTTCAAAATGCCCAAAGTGCCTCATTTGCTATAACTGCATCTCATTTATTAGGACAATCTCCAACTTCATCATATGCATTAACTGCATCATTTGTTTTAGATGCTGTTAGCTCATCATTTGCAGCAACAGCTTCGTCCGCCGATAATTTAACTGTACGTGGTACTTTAACCGCACAAACAATTAATGTACAAACGATTACATCATCAATTGATTATGTAACTGGCTCTTCTATTAATGGATCGCTATTAGCAAACACACATCAATTTACAGGATCAGTTAGTGTAACTGGATCGCTTCAAGTAAATGAATCGAATGTAATTCTAACGAATCAGACATCATCAATGTCTGTTGCTACAGCTTCATACTGGTCTGGTTCAATCATAAACTCAGCTACAGCATCATATGTTGAAAATGCACAGTCCGCTTCATATGTGCAAAATGCACAAACAGCATCTTATGTTGTTCAAGCTCAAAGCGCATCATATTGGTCAGGTAGTATCATAAACTCAGCTACAGCATCATATGTTGAAAATGCACAATCTGCTTCTTATGTACTGAATGCACAAAGCGCTTCATACTGGTCTGGTAGTATAACAAATGCTGCTACTGCATCTTATGTAGTTACAGCACAAACAGCATCGTATGTACTAAACGCAGTATCAGCATCATTTGCTTTAACCGCATCCTACATTTCAGGATCAGGAGCCGGTGTTGGCTTTCCATTTAGTGGATCCGCTATTATAACCGGATCATTATTTGTATCCGGCTCTACCATATCCGGCTCATTTGTTGGTGATGGCTCTGGTATTACAGGTCTAACCGCAGGTGGTAAAATACATACACAATCATCAGCAGCATCAACGTGGACAGTTTCACACAATTTAGGTGTACAATATCCGAATGTAACGGTATATAACTCTTCAAACGAAAT